CTAAACTAAATGCTCTTAAGCAATAGACCATATCTAATTACCTAATAACTTTATATTTATAGCTATAGGAACCTATTTACATGAAAAAGAAAGAACTAGTTGAAATCATCAGACTTGTAGTTAAGTCTGAGGTTAAAAAAGCTGTTAAGTCGGCTCTTACAGAAGTAAAAAAACAACCCGAAGCACCAATATCTTTAAATGAAGCACTAAGCCAAACGAAAGATAATGGAGATTGGAAGTCAATGGGAACTTTTGATAGCAAAGACGCTAGAGCTACATTTGCAGCAATGCAAGGTGGTGGGGTTAATCCTGGAATGAACACCTTGTTAGCTAATCCAACAGTACAAAAAGACGAATCCTTAGAGAAGGCATTTACCAGGGATTATTCCCAATTGGTAAAAGCTATGACGAAATAAATAATTGAATAGACCTGAGCATAGATATAATCCTTTAGATTTTGAGCCTGACGTTGCTATTGGCATTGGGTTACCAATGACTCCAGCTGACGGAGGAAAGTATCCCTCACCCCAATCAGGATCCCTAGAAACTGCAGACCAAGAAATAGGGGCTTCTAAGTTTAAAGGTGGTGTGTTCAATTCTACCTACACAACGAATGAGCAAGTGCAGGCCAATATAAGAAATTTAGTTCTAACTAATCCGGGAGAAAGATTCTATCATCCGAATTTTGGCATAGGAGTTCAAGGCTTGTTATTCGAAAACATAACTCCATCCGTTATTACAGAAATACATGAAGCTATTTTTACTCAAGTTTCTGTATGGTTACCCTATGTAACTATTAAGGCTGTAGATATTAATACCGAGCGTATAGATAATAATGAGATTAGAATTAAACTTGACTATATTATATTTGATAATGAAGTAGATTTACAAACAGTAGTTGTATTTGCATAGAGTAACTTAAATGAATAAAAAAGAAGTTAAATATTTAGGAAGAGACTTTGGGGACTTCAGGGAAGGTCTTATAGATTTTGCAAAAAACTACTTCCCAGACACATACAACGATTTTAACGAAACATCCCCTGGTATGATGTTTATGGAAATGGGTGCCTATGTAGGTGATGTCTTATCATATTACACAGACTACCAATTAAAAGAAAGTTTATTATCTGCAGCACAAGAACGTTCTAATATTTTAGACATCGCAAATTCTCTTGGGTACAAAGCCAAAGCAACAGGCCCTGCACACGTTGAATTAAGTGTTTATCTATGGGTGCCTGCAACAGGCTCTACAGGAGCAAAAGTTCCCAATATGAATTATGCCTTAACAATTCCTCAGGGAATGGAAGTGTCAGGGGATGAAACCGGGATTACCTTTACTACTCTAGAAGATGCTAACTTTGCAAATACAGGATCTGCAAAAACCGATGTAACTGTATTTAGTTTATCTGGCACAGATCCCGATGCATTTTTAATTAAAACTAAAGTCAAGGCTATTTCAGGACAATCTGAAACCGAAACGTATACGCCAACCCAAGCTACAAAGTTTGATAAGTTTAAGCTAGATGCTAATGATGTAATAGCTATTGAATCGGTAATTGACTCTGACAGCAACGTTTGGTATGAAGTTCCATACTTAGCTCAAGATACAATATTTGAGCAAGTGTCGAATAAAGCTTCTGTAGACCCAACAACAGCTGCCGACTCAGACGATTCTCCATATCTACTAAAATTAAGACGAACAGCAAGACGATTTACAACTAGGATCAACAAAGATAATTATACAGAATTAAACTTTGGGGCAGGGGTTTCAACATCCCCTGACGACTTAATTGTTCCTAATCCATCTACTATAGGAAATGTATTAGAGATTGGAAATGCTGCCCAGATAGATGTGTCTTTTGACCCAGCCAATATGATGCACACTAGAGCATATGGCCAAGCACCTGCTCAGGCTTTAACTATAAAATATCTTAGGGGTGGAGGTATAGCTTCTAACGTAACTTCAGGAGCTCTTAATAAGATTATAAATAAAACTATAAATCTTGATGAGGATGGATTAGACTCTTCAGTTGTAACCACAGTAAAAGATTCAATAGCAATAACAAATGAAAGTCCTGCAACAGGAGGTCGCTCAGCAGAAACAAACGAAGAAATCCGCCAAAATGCTCTTGGAGCTTATGCATCCCAAAATCGCGCGGTTACAAAAGAAGATTATATTTCAAGGGTTTATGCTATGCCTCCAAAATTTGGTTCTATAGCAAAAGCATATGTAGCATCTGATGATAAAATAAGCAATTCTTCAGAGCCAAACCCCTTGGCCTTAAACCTATATGTATTAAGCTATGATAACTCAAATAATTTAGCCACTACTAATACTACGGTTAAAAAAAATCTACAAACATACTTAAGTCAATATAGGATTCTTACTGATGGAATTAACATTAAGAATGGATTCCCAATAAATATTGGTATTGATTTCGAAATAGTAGTTCTTCCTAGCTTTAATGGAAAACAAGTTTTAGCCCAAACGATTGACATGGTTAAAAAGTATTTTGCTATTGATAAGTGGCAATTTAACCAACCAATAATGATTGGAGATCTAGCATCTAAAATGAGTGTGGTAGAAGGTGTGCAGGCAGTTTCTAAAATTGAAATTAAAAATAACGCTAGTATAGACTCAGGATACTCTGGTAATTCTTACAACATAGGTTCAGCCACCATAAACAATGTAGTATACCCTTCTCAAGACCCTTGCATCTTTGAAATAAAATACCCAGACAAAGATATACGTGGTAAAATTGTAGGATTCTAAATTATGATATATTCAATATTTCCAAAGCACTCAGCAACAATATATTCACGCTATCCTACGATGAACACCTCAAGGGATGAAATCTTAGAACTTAATAAAATAGTATCTAGCTCTGCGGTTGCTGGCTTATTTAACACCAAAATATTACTTGACTTTGATTTATACGCAAACAGTCAGTCGATGGCAACAGATGGAAACACAGCAGCAGCTTATTTTCTAAATTTATATACCTCAACTATTAACACTCCTGATAATTCATTTACTATTAAAGTAGGTCCAGTTGCAGATGCATGGACACCAGGTCTTGGTAGATCAACACACCTTCCAATTACAACAACAGGAGTTGCTTGGAACTATCCATCCGATGGTAGTACGTGGACCAACACAACGGCTTCATTTACAGGGACGACTAATACAATAGAGTATTCTAGTATTGTAAAAGATCTAAAAATAGATATAACAACAGCTGTAAAAGAGCTGGAGGTTTCTTCAGGAGCCGATAAAGGGTTATTAGTTAGTAGAACCATAGCTCATGAATTGGATGGAAAAAAATATGGACATATAAATTTCTATTCTGCAGAATCTACAACGGTATATAAACCCCGTCTTGAAATTCATTATGCCGATTCGGCATTTGCTACGGGATCTTTAAGTGCATTAGATTTAACAAAAGACCACCACATATACCAAGCCAATAATCCTGGCACATATAAAATTAACACAACTCCTAAGTTTAGATTTATAGGCCGAGAAAAATACCCAGCTGCAACATACACATCATCAACACCGGCTACTGTAGAATACCTACCTACCTCAAGTTACTATTCTCTAGTCGATGTTCGTACAGGAGAAACGGTAGTTCCTTTTAACACAACATACACAAAAATTAGTTGCGATGCTACAGGTAATTTTGCAAATTTAAAGTTAAGTGGGCTATACCCAGACCGGCTATATCAGTTTCACATTAGAGTGGATCACAACGGAACATCAGACTACCACGTCTTAGATGATATGTTTAGAGTGTACGAATAATGCCTATTGTAAACGGGGAATATTACTTTTACGGTGAAACTAGGGTAGAACCTGGAACTCTTGCAACAAGAGGCACTGGGGATGCTGGGTGGTACAATACAGACCTGTTTTATGATCTGGATTCGTCAAGAACTTCAGATGACAATACTACCCGAATGAGGTATGAGGCTGATGAAAATAAAAGCTATATTCACCTAAACTATGAGCAATATGGAGGAAACAACCTAGAATCATACTTTAGTGATCTGGCCGATGTTCCCATGGACCTTGGTCCAGATGTTATACTTCTTAGAGACGCTTCAGGCAACACGGCAGCACTTAAAATAGTAGCCGTTACCCCTGGAAACTATTCGGTAAAAATTGAAGTCGTAGCTGACGGAGGTCCTAATGACGGGAACCCTCCAACTTTTTCACTTATTGACCCCGATGATACTGGCGAAGGTGAAGGTCGGATCTGGTTACCATTAGCACAACAGGTTCCACCCATCGTCGATGGCGATATAGAATCTGACGAAGGTAGAGCTGGGGATGGAAATGATGATTCAGCAGGAGTAACCCTAGAATACACAACAGGAATAAAGGTGCTTGAAGATGTAGTACCTGAATCCCCATTGGTATATGACGGAAATGATTTAATCATTACCCTAGACCTAAGAAATATTATTTATAAACCTTCTGCACTGGACGAAATAATAGATCCGGCATTTAAGAGCTACTAATGAACCTTATAAATAAATACGACGTACCAGGAATAGAAGACGTGCTAAGCCGCTATGAAAGGTTTAGTGTAAACACAAATAACGGTGCAGGAATATTTTTTAGATGGCAACTTATGGTTGGGGAATCTCTAGTAGACCATTCAAAGTTATCTAATTACTTGGTTAATCCTAATGGCAACTTTAATGTCGACGGTGATGGTAAAGTAACTATAGACTTTAATCTAAAAGACGTATTACATCCTAAAAATGAAAACCCTGGGGCATATTCTTTAAAGTTGTATACCCATGCAACGCCTAAAGACTTATTTTCAACAAGAGTCCTAGAGTTCTATATAAAAACAATTTCTCCCAAAAAAGATGAAATTGTTTTGGGTGTCCACGACAATGTTTCAATAGGAGGAGTTACTTCAGAAGCTGCATCTGCTAAATCTATATATCAAACAGAACTTAATAATTTTAGAGATAAAATTTTACCTCTAAATAATTTGGTGTTGTCATTAGCTGATGGTTCTATTTTTCACATTCGGGATAATAAAAACGTATCTGAAGGAGTATATAGAAATTCCGAAATAGCAGTAAAATTGGCAAATGGGGTTCCTAAAAATATAAGACCGGGACAAAGAGCTAAAATAGAAATCCAAATAACTGAGCCAAGAAAATTTGACTTTACAATTCCTCAACCTGTCTATGTCGAGGATCTTAATGTAATGGCTCTTCCTGATTTCACAATCAACGCTGAGACAGCACAAGGACCTTTGTCTTCCAAGTATGAAACCTGGGAATCCCTTCTTGGCTCTAATGAAGGAGTTAAAAATGAATTATTAAATTCTATGTTTAGTTCTTCTGCAGCGAAATCGGCAGTGTTAGGAATAGACTATAGAAAATATGCTAACTTTGTTCATTTTAGTTCTGCTAAAGAGCGACTCGATAATTTTAAATATAAAATTCAGTTAATAGAATATTATGATTCCCAATCAGCAGTTTTAAGTTCTTCAGCTTCTCCAGCTGCAGAAATTAATCGAATCCAATTTGTAACAAAAAAGAATAATATTGTATCTAAATTTGATGGCTATGAGAACTACTTATACACCGAGTCATCTTCATATGAAAACGGATCATATGGGATTTTCAATGCTTCTACATGGCCTAAATCAACTTCGGCAAAACCTCACACCCTACTTCACTCAACATCTTCAGAAGCTATAGCATGGTTCACAGCCCAAACAGCAGCAGCTCTTGACCATGACATAGATAATCCCTATAACCTAGAAAAAACTATACCGGCTCACGTAAGACTAGACCCTGAAAATGCAAACTATATGATGTTTGTAAATATGATAGGTCAAAACTTCGACCATGTCTACAACTATATAGACCACATGGATATGATTCATGATCGGCAAAATGAACTTCATTTAGGTCTATCCAAAGATTTAGTTTGGGATGTTTTAAAGTCTTTAGGCTGGAATGGCATTAATGGATATAACTTCGATGACCTTTGGGCCTACAAGCTAGGAACTGACGAATCTGGAAACTACCAAGCAACAGATTCAGGAAGCTCTCAAACATTTGTTAATGCTTCGTCAATGCCTACTGAAGACATCACAAAAGAAGTTTGGTCTCGAACTCTAAATAACCTACCACATCTTCTTAGCTCCAAAGGGACTGAAAGATCTGTTAGGGCCTTGGTTAATACTTATGGACTTCCACCAACGGTGCTACGTATAAAAGAGTATGGCGGAACTCCCAAGGAAATGTCGACCAAGCAATACATTAAGTATGAGAACTCAGGATACTCTCTCAATTTCGATGGAAGCCAAAGACTCCGGGCTCCATGGGCTCAATTATCCACGAGTAGCTATAGCCACATATCTGCAAACAAAACTCCAGACACTATTGAGCTTCGATTTAATGCCACCCAACCGCAACACTCAGTTTTAATTCATAGCGGGTTTTCTAAATGGGGAGTAGAATTAGAGGCACATCCATCTGCATCCAACGCCTCTTCTGCATACCACAACCACGGGAGATTATGGATTGGGACCAGAACAGCTTCGGCAGGATATGAAGCAACATCGTCTGGCTACTACCCACTATTTGATAATGATTGGTGGAACATCCAGTTTGGAATAAACACTGATGACATATTTAATCTACACCTCAAAAAATCAGCTGACCACTCTAATGGGCGAATAACTCACGAAGAAAAACTAGCATG